CAGGCTCACATCGCAATTGAAAGGTGCGTTGACAAGCCGCAAAAGTAGGAATATATTCCGCATCACAACTTGATTCCGCGCAAGCGAGCGATGCCACCAAAGCCAGAATAGCCGGTAAAATTTGGTGGATCGCACGAATCAGACGAACTTTTCTCAAAATTCCTCAGTTCTCCGACATACAAAATTCAGTTTCCGCGCTGTACGGATGAAACCCCTGCCACGCAGGAGCCGAAAGCGCACCAGTATCCCCTGTTCATCCTTACGGCTGGACCTTCGCCCGCCCTGCGCAAGCACGGGGGGCTTTTTTATTCGAGGCAACTATGCAACGCGAACGCATCGAAGACATGGAGGTAGGTGACCACATCGTCCTTCCGCGCGGCGAATGGCACATGAACCAGGGCGCCCAGGCCATGTACGAGCAGGCGCAGGAAGTCATGGCGATGCACGCCGGACCAGGCCCCCGCCCACAGTTCCAAGTCCAGTACAAGACGCCCAAGTCCGGGCCACCAGTCGATTCCGTTCTGGAGCGACTGCGTTAATCATAAGCAACACCCCATGAGGCGCACCAAGCCGCGAGGCAGTGCGAAATCACGTGAAAAAAATAGATGCAAATAGAGCGCCGGCCAGAATGAAAACCGGGGGGCGCAAGAAAGGCGTGCCGAACAAGAAAACCAAGGCACTGCAGGACGAGGTTGCGGCGACCGGAGAAACACCGCTGGCCTTCATGCTGCGCGTCATGCGTGATCCGAAGAAGCCATGGGCCGACCGCATGGACATGGCCAAGTCTTCCGCCCCCTACGTGCACGCCAGGTTGGCCAGTATCGAGGTGGCAGGCACCGGGCGTGATGGCGCGTTGCTGGTGCAAATGGTTCCCTCGGACGCTGCGCTGTGAGCGCTGTCACCGTCCCTGGCGCCGTCAAGCCGTTCAAGTTCACCGAGAAACAGGGCCTGGTGCAGGCCGTCCTGGGTGGGCTGGCGCAGTGGATCATGCTCTTTGGCGGCGGCCGCTCTGGCAAGACCTTCATTGCAGTGCGGACCATCGTGGCCCGCGCGCTGAAGGCACCAGGATCGCGCCACCTGATCGTGCGGCACCGCTTCAAGCATCTGAAAGCCACGGTGGTGCTGGACACCTTCCCGAAGGTGATGCGGCTGTGTTTCCCCAGCTTGGTGTTCGGCACGGACTGGGGCATTAACAAAACGGACTGGTACGCGAAGCTGCCGAACGGTTCGGAAATCTGGTTCTGCGGCCTGGACGACAAGGAGCGCATGGAGAAAATCTTGGGCTTCGAGTTCTGCACCATCTACGTGAACGAGGCCAGCCAAGTGCAATGGGCCGGCATCCAGATGCTGCTCACCCGCCTGGCGCAGCAGACCATGCAAGTGATCGACGGGGTGGAGGCCGGTGCGCTGAAACTGCGCTTCCTGTTCGATTGCAACCCGCCGAGTAAGGCGCATTGGTCGTTCAAGGTGTTCAAGCAAAAGATCGACCCGGAAACGAAGCTGCCGCTGGCCAAGCCGGACAATTACGTGGCGTTCCAGATGAACCCTGACGACAACCGGGAGAACCTGAGCGCCGAATACATGGAGACCCTGGACGGCCTGAGCGAGCGCATGAAGCGCCGATTCAAGTACGGTGAATTTTCGGACGCAACGCCGAATGCCCTGTTTGATGAAGCAGTGATCGACCTCTGGCGCGCCGACCAGGGCGAGCTGCCCGACATGGTGCGCGTCGTGGTGTCGGTGGACCCGAGCGGCGCCGGCGACGACGAAGCCAATACCGACAACGACGAAGTAGGGATCACGGTGGAAGGGCTGGGAACGGACGGGAACGCCTATCTTCTGGAGGACCTGACCGTCAAGGCTGGCCCAAAAATCTGGGGCAAGGTGGTCGTGGACGCCTTCGCGCGCCATGATGCGGATGTGGTGGTGGGTGAGACCAACTTCGGCGGCGGCATGGTCAAGTTCGTGGTCCAGGCAGCAGCTGCCGCCATCGACACCCGCGTGCCGTTCAAGATGGTCACGGCCAGCCGGGGCAAGGTCCAGCGGGCCGAGCCATACAGCATGTTGTATGAGCAGGGCAAGGTGCGACACGCTGGCATCTTCCCTGCACTGGAAGATGAAATGTGCGCATTCAGCACGACGGGATACACCGGGGGCAAGTCCCCGAACCGCGCGGACGCCCATATCTGGGCGCTCACCGAGCTGTTCCCGAGCATGGTCAAAAAGCCCGCTGAGAAGCGGAAAGCGGAAACCGGTGTTGTTGTCAGGTCATGGATGGGATGATGGAAAACGAATACAACGAACCTCCGGACAACGAAAAGACGGAGAAGAAGGAATCCAGCAAGGCCGACGACGAACTGCTGGCCGACGCACGGAAGGCCTTCAGCCGCTCGGAATCCGCTGAGAACCATAACCGCATTAACTGGCTGGACGACGTGCGTTTCGCTCGCCTGGGCGAGCAGTGGCCGGAAGCTGTGAAGCAGGCCCGCGAGCGTGAAGGGCGCCCATGCATGACGGTGAACCGCCTGCCGACGTTCATCAAGCAGGTCACGAACGACGCGCGCCAGAACAGCCCAGCCATCAAGTTCCACCCGGTGGGAGACGGCGCCGACCAGGCCACGGCCAAGGTGCTGGATGGCCTCACGCGCAACATCGAGCAGAGCAGCAACGCGTCGGTGGCCTACGATAACGCCCTGGAGAATGCCGTAACCGGTGGTTTCGGCTACTTCCGCGTGGTCGTGGACTATGCCTGTGACGACGTGTTCGACCTGGACATTGCCATCGAGCCGATCAAGAACCCGCTGACAGTCTACGGCGACCCGATGTCGTCCTGCGCCGATTCGAGCGACTGGGAAGAATGCTTTGTCACTGAAATGTGGACGCGCAGCGCCTTCAAACGCAAGTGGCCCGACGCCGATCCGTGCAACTTCGAGGCGCCCAGCCACGACATCGCGCCCGGCTGGTATGAAGGCGACGACATCCGGGTGTGCGAGTGGTGGACGCGCGAGGAAGTGCCTACCGTGCTGTTGCTGATGTCCAATGGCAATGTTATGCACGAGAAGGAATACACCGAGAACAAGGACTTTTTCGACGTGATGGGAATCACCGAGGTGAAGCGGCGCCCGAGCAAGACCTACAAGGTCACGCAGCGCATCATCACCGGCAATGAGATTCTGGAAACGAACGACTGGCCAGGCAAGTTCATCCCAATCGTGCCGGTCTATGGTGACGAGGTGATGGTGGACGGTGAGCGCTTCTTCCTGTCCATGATCCGCTTCGCCAAAGACCCGCAGCAGATGTTCAACTATTGGCGCACGGTGGCCACGGAGCTGGTGGCCCTGGCCCCGAAAGCTCCATGGGTGGGCGCTGTCGGCTCGTTCGCCACGGCTGGCTCCAAGTGGGCCACGGCCAACACGGAAACGCACCAGTTCCTGGAATACGACGTGGTGCACGACGACAGCGGCAACCCAGTGCCGCCGCCGCAGCGCCAGCCATTCGCAGGCGTGCCTGCCGGCGCCGTCCAGGAGGCCATGAACGCCTCCGATGACATGAAGTCCGTCATGGGCCTGTATGACGCCAGCCTGGGCGCCAAGTCGAACGAGACCAGCGGCAAGGCCATCCTTGCCCGCCAGCGCGAGGGCGATGTGTCCACGTTCAATTTCACGGACAACCTGTCCCGTGGCATCCGGCACGCTGGCCGTATCATCTGCGACCTGATCCCGAAGGTGTACAGCACGGAGCGCATCATTCGCGTGATCGGTGAGGATGGCAGCGTGAAGAATATCCCGGTCAACGGCGCGCAGCCGCCCGCCATGCCGGCGCCGCAGGATGCAGCCGACGCACAGAAGCAGCAGGAGGAAATGCAGGCCATTGCCCGCGTCTACAGTCTGACCACTGGCAAATACGACGTGACAGTCGAGACCGGCCCGAGCTACACCACCAAGCGCGAGGAAGCCGCGAACCAGATGATGGAATTCATCCGGGCCGACCCTGCCGCCGCGCCTCTGCTGGGTGACCTGCTGGCCAAGAATCTGGACTGGCCAGGCGCCGACGAGATTGCATCGCGCCTCAAGGCCATGCTGCCGCCGCAGGCCGCTGGTCAGAACCCGCAGATGCAGCAGGCTCAGCAGCAAATGCAGCAAATGCAGCATGCCATCGATGCCCTGACCCAGAAGCTGCAGCAGGCCGGCCAGGACAAGGAAATCGAAATGGCAAAGGTGCGCATCGATGCAGCCAAGGCGCAAACCGACCAGTTCAAGGCCGATACCGACCGGATGCAGGTGACCGCTCCCGCTATGTCGCCAGAACAAATCCAGCTCATGGTGATGGACACCATCCGCCAGGTACTGGGCGGCGGGCAGCAGGGTCAGCAAGTTCAAGGCCCGACCCCCGAGCAGGTGGCCATGGCGCAGCAGGCCGCCAATGAGCAGGCCCAGCAACAGCCGCAGCCTCAGCAACAGCCACCATTCCCACAATAGGAGAAATCATGCTTATCAACCAGGCCCTGGCCAATCGCAGCATCACGGTGTTCCAGTCCATCAGTCCCGGCAGCGTGGTAAGCGTCACGTCCGGCGCTGGTGCCACCACCGTGGTGGAATACACGACCGCCAGCACGTCCGACATCATGAACGGCGTGGCTACCTGGACGAACTGGCCAAAGGGCAGCGTGGCGGCCAGCACGGCCCTGGTGGACGTGACGGCAGTCCCCATCAGCCTGCGCCTGAGT